GTCATGTCGTTGCGCTCCTCCCAGTCGCGCGGGTCGACAGTGATCCACTGGTTGCGCAGCAGCGCTGTCTGTGCTTGCGAGCCATTCCGCCGGATCAGGCCATGCAACAGGCTGAACAGATCGCGAATGCCGGTCTCCGCGAAGATGCGGGCGATGAGCTTGATCTTCGCCTGCGAAGCGTTGAACATCTGGTTGGCGATGGTGGCGACCTGGTTCTGCAATGCGTTCGGATCGACACCCTGCCCTTGCCGGCTCACGCCAGTGCGCCACTCTCGCGTGGCGTCGAAATATTGCAGCGCCGGATAGATCGAGCCAGTAATGTCGGGCACAACCTGCCACTGCAAACCGCCCGGCGCTTTTGTGCGCACGATGCCGCCCGGGCGCGAGACCAAGAGATCATCAAGCGTATTGTCCGATGCATGGCTTTCCGGCACTTCGACGCGCGGGTGGTTGTGCAGATAGAGATTGTCGAGCGCACCACGCAGCAGGGCTGTCTTGATGCGCTGGATATCCATCACCAGGTCAGCAACCGAGCGACCGAAGAACCGGTGCGTCATGATCACGGGCGTCATAGCGGCAAAAGGGGTGCAATCGACCTCGACAATCTCCTGCTCGCCATTACGGATCAGGATCTCGCTGTCATCACCGCCGGTCGTGACCCGATAGAGCGCAGCCTTGCCGTGTCCCTCGTAATCCATCCGCACATAGTGCTCGGTGACCTTGATCTCGCGGTTGGCCTTGCTGAGTCCATCATTCGCGAAGGTCACGCTTTCATCAACGGTGTCGCGCGCCCTGCTTTCGCGGCTGCCGAGTGTCGTGATGCTCGGCAAACGCCTGATCTGGGCCGGATCATAGCCCGCAGCGATCAGATCGGCTTCACGTTTGATCACCTCGTGAAAGCAATAGCCGCAGTCACGCAGGCTGCGAGCGTGGCGCGCGATGCCGAATTCCTCCGGCGGCACGCCTTCCACACGCGCGCATTGATGGGTCTTTCGGGTGAGGACGGTGACGTCGTGAAGCTTGGGTGTATCGAGTGCGTCCATGGAATAGGGTTCCATTGCCGGAGTCGGTGAAGCCGGCGTATCAGGCGGATGCGTTAACTTAGACGGACACCGAGATCGTGCGTGTCTTTGCACGCGCTGAGGACCGTCATCAAAAGATGATGTCGCAGCTCTGTCAGCGTCAGAATTGCGATCTATACCTCTCCCGTGCCTTTGGGCGGGATCTGCTGCGACTCTTCCATAGGTGGCCCGGACGCGAGCGGCGCCGCCGGCGCGTCCTTGTCATTCGCAGTTGCCAGTTGCGAAATATCGTAGGCACTATGCGCGATGATCTCGACCGCCGGATTGGCCACGATCATCATGAACTGATCGTCGGTGAGCCCATAGAAAGTCTCGCGCTGCTCGCGCTCCTCCTCCTCCCACCACACCTTGACAATGCCGACCTTGGACAGGAGCGCGTCCTTGATGAACGAATAGAGGATCAGGAAGCCCGGGTTCTTCTGCATGAAGACGTGGTTGACGTAGTCGGTCTCCTGCTCGGCCGCCGCGACGTCCTCCTCACCGACCGGATGAAACTCGACCACCTCTTCGCCGCTGCAGAAGATGTCCATGAGCGCCGGCATCATGCCTTCAACAGTATCGGCAACATCGGTCGATACCGCGCGCGAGCGCCCGTCCGCGGCCGGCATGTCGCGGCTCATGTCGCCGAGGTAATAATCCATCGCATCGGTGCGCTCGTCCGAGAGTCGCGAAGCCTGCATAGCAGACAACGCATCGGCCTTCTCGGCCGCAAGCATTGCTTTGAGCTCGGCCGTGGTCATCTTGGGCATGCGTGCCTCCGACGTGAGGTGGGACACGGCGGCGACGGAGGCCAACCGCGGCATTTAGGATAAGCAATACGATTGATCCTCGTAGCGAGCGATGCGCGGCATCGCCGTGCTTGAACAGGCACATCAATGCCGCTCAAAAGGCGCCGAAAATCAAAGCACCCGGCAGCCGTTCGGCCCCGGGCGCAACTTCGTGACGATAACAAAATCTATCCGATCAGGTTTCACCTGTCAACGAAATTTTCTGCGAGTGAAACGTATGTTGCCAAACGCGGCCCGCGCGACGCAACCAATACCTTTCACACGACGCCCAAGCTCGGATATTCGATCCGGCGTGCAAACGCCGCCGGCCGCACCGGCTCCGCGAACGTAAGCGCGACCGCGTCCCACTCATCTGGACTCGGCACGTTGCGTCGGCGCATATCCTCTTTCCGCTCAAGCGCGAGGCGCGTGTGGCTGTCATAGCGATAGCTCGGCCCACAAGCGTCAGCTTGAAGCGAATCCCGATCAGGCACCTGTGCGCCAGCGGGGTCCTCAAGCCACTCCTTCGACCTCATCCAGATTTCAGCGCGACGGTTGAGCGGACCGCCGGAAGGCTGACCGCGCTCGTCGAGCGGAGGCGGCTCGAGTGGCGCTGCGCCGAAATTCACCGCCGTGACGATCCGACTGTAGGGCTCGCCCCATTCCCTGATCCGGTCGTACACACCGGCGCCGACACCGCCCACATCGATGAACACGCGCGCGGGCCTGTCGGCATCAATCACCTGCTTGAGCCAGCCGGCCGCTTGCATGGTATCGAGGCCGGTGCGGCACTCGATCCTGGTGACGCGCCGACCCTCACGCCACGCCATGGCGTGACGGTCGCCGCCAGTCCAGGCCGGATCAAAGCCGATAATGAGCGGCCCCGAGACGGAACAAGTCGCCTTGCGCGCGCGTGCAATCAACGCCGGCGGAATGAAGCTGTCATGGCCGCTCATCTGAAATGCTTCGGCCGCGTTGGCGGGATATTCCTGCTTGAACAGGATCGGGTCCCGCAGTTCGATTATCTTCTGCCGACGCCATGCCATCTGCTCCCGATCGAGACCATAGAGCCTTGCATATTCGCGTTCGTCTGCATCGAGTTCGAATTCGGCGGTGACCGGCCTTCGATATTCCTCTTGCCAATACCAGGGCACGAAGATCGCAATGTAGCCATTGGTCCCGGCTTCGGCCTCGCGCCACATGGTATGAAACATGTTGCCGATGCCGTTCGCTGTGCTCTCCAGAACAGTCTCGGTGCCGGGCCGGTCGGCAACAGCTTGTAGAATGCCGGCGAGATGTGTTTCCGCGAACGGCCAGAACGCCACCTCCGAGCCATGGAAAAGCTGCAGGGTCGAGGAGCGGCCGATACCGCGCGTGCCGGCAGTGCCGACCCGATAGCCACTGTCAAGCCGATCGAACGTCAGCTCCCGCGCGTTGTCCGTTCCGGTCGACGGCTTGACGAGACAATGATTATGGAAGCGCGAGACGATCTCGAACAGGTTCTGGGTCGCCTGCTCCTCATGCGTGAGAATGAACACGCGCTGGCCGCGGTTGCGGCTCGAACGGTGATAGAACCGGCCGGCGATATAGGTCGAACAGCCCTGCTGGCGCCCCTTGAGGATGAGCGCACGGACTTTGCCGATGCCCGTGTTTTGTGCCTCAAGCTTCTCATGAATGAAGCGCTGGGCACGATTCAGCACGAATGGCGCGATCGCGCCTGATTTGGTGCGGATACGCAGATGCTGTGCGGCAAAGACCAAATAGTCGATTTCAGGTCGTCCGCCGTTGCGACAAATCAGCGTGGCCGTCTCGACTTTGCCCGCGACATCGGGCGAGAGCTTGCCAATGTCCGAGCCGTTTTCAAGCGTCAACGTCCCCAGCTGGCGCTGAGCTTCCTCCAGGAGCACGGGGTTTGAGCGCATTGAGCACCCGGATGAATTCATCGTCAGTCATGTCCTCAACAGTCGGATTGGCAGGGGGAACGTCCTTCGGGATGAGCGCGACCACGAGTTTCAGATAGTCGTGCGGGCGCTCGAGCCTCAGCGCTTTCACCGCGTCGGTACCGTACTGCGCAAAGTCAGACGCGAGGACTGCATGCAATCCGGCGCTGGGGGCCTTGGGCGGCGCCTCGGTGACATGAGGACAGCTTGGAGCATCGAGAGGATCATCGGTCATGGCATTCTCCGTGCTTGAAAGAAGCCCCCGCTCATTTCTTCGGCCGCGAGAGCGGGGCACCGCGGGCAAAGCCCACCAACGTGCATCGGGAGGGGAGGATGACGGGGGGCTCCGAAGGACGGTGAGACGTCGTCGGCGTCGACGCGTCGATCCCGCGAAAAGCAAGCGCCCGGCCACCGCTTGGTGCCGGGCGCAACTTCCGAACATGCCGAACTATAGTCGATCGAGTTTCACCCTGTCAAGTGGTTTGTGCTACAAAACCAGAGGTTCTTCACCTCTTATTTCACTCAATGCAATCATCACCTTAGCGCAAGCATAGGGCGTGCTGCTGCTCTCCTGATTGGCAAAGGGCCCTAATGTGATGACTGTCCTTTGGCAATCATTTTGACGGCTTGTTAGCCGACACCCCACAGCTCCACGAGCCGATCGAGGGCGGCTTTCATGCGCTCCGTGGCGGCCGCGATCGCTTGCGGCTTCGAGCTCCAGCCAAGCTTGTAACCGGCCTGTTCCAGCGAGATTTCCTGGCAGGCCACCTGCTCGATGATCGACGCACCAATCATCCCGATGTGCTGAACAGCTTCGCGATAGCGCTGACGATGAAACACTTGCGCCTCCGTCCTCGCCATACCCGAGAAGCTCGTCATGTCGGTGGCAAATATGCG